AGCAGTGAACGCTCTTTCAGGTCGAAGATTGATGACCAAAGAGATCATGAACTATCTTTTCGAGATGGGTTCACCTGCTGCTCTATGGACTAAGGAAAAGAATGGTTGGCAAAACCTCAATGGAGCAACTGGAACATCTCGATTAATCTACAATGAAACCTATTACGATCTATCAGGATATGAACGAGAACATCTCACAACCTTTCCTGAGAAGATTACAGTCCAAGAAGGCGGATCTTTTCGATTAAAAGAAGACAATGCGTCGCTAAGATTTGGAATGGTTGTTTTGGATATAATAACCGAAGAACGATTGAGCGAAGTTGACATCAACTTAATCGCAAATCAAATCTATAATCAGGAAACATCTCCATCATTCAATATGGGTCCATTGGAATTTTCCCAATGCATCTATGGAAGATACCGAATGTTCGGAAGGGATACAGCAATTTACACAGTAGCGAATGGAAATATGTCGGTCTTGACAACCACTCAATTCGGAAGTGGATCACCAACAACATGTGCGAAACTTTGGATATACAAAATCGTAATGCCGATGGGTGCATTGTTAACTGATCCTGATGATTTTATTGTCGTTCCCCCTTCAAGATATATTATGTCAGCAACCATTGCTGAAGAAAACGATTCGGCCTACATGATGCGACAGAAAAATTCGTACGAGTTGGCTACCAATGATTAGATGGAACCTGGTAATTGATAATTGGGGCTTCCCCATTTTTCAGGGTGTAGATCCACGACAAATTATTCCAGCAGTAATCCAAGAACCAGGGGAAACCGAAATACCAGTATTCCCAGATACTCCTCAAGGGAGATATGATGAATTCTTCTATGAACGCGATAGACCTGATCGTCCTAATCCTGCATTTGAACGCCCAATGGATTGGCAATACGAAGATGCAGGATATTACCATCAATATGCTTGGGAGACGGGTGGGGGATATTCCGACGAGACTCTCGGTGGGGGAGAAACATGGTATCCTATCGGTTAATCAACAAGGGTTCATAACGGAACATCTTCACGGCTACATCGCCGAGTGGCGACGAAAGCATCGATGATGGCCTCAGAAACCGGAGATGTTCGCCTACCTGGTAGGAGACAAAAACGATGATAGAAATTGTAATGATTTTGAGCATTATACCATTATTGCTAGTGGCGAAACGAACGACCAAACCAGTCTTTGGCCAACTCACTTTAACGGGTGACCTGGCTCTCGACTGGATGAAGAACGAAATGGAGATAATTATCGGTAAGATTATGATAGGCCCGATGGGTGCATTTCCTGAGTTTAATGTGCCAGACTGGGCGAATGAACGAAGTGGAGATATTGGTGTTATTTACCATGCCAACTCGTTCGCGAATCCTGTGCTTGTCACTCAACGAAGTATCTTGCGAGCACTTGAAATCTGGTGCGTTGAGCAAGAAGCGAAAGGAGCCGAAACTCTAGTAGAAAAGAAGGGGTCAGGAAAGCGTGGTGTTTTAATCATCCACGAAGGTAATCCGACCTTGACATTTACCAGGGATTTAGAGAAGGGAAAGTACGCTCCCTATGAGATTTCTGAAGTGTGAGTTCTGCAGCTACAAATCTGGGCCCGGATTTTTCGGAATCCGGGCCCTTTTTTTTATTTTTAAGATCTCGATCTGTCACAATCTTTCAGAAGTCATTCGTGAATGGTGATTGTTTGCTAATTCTAGCCCGTTCTAGGCCCGTTGAAGATACGATGTGGGTTCGTGTTAGGGTTGATGTATGAAATGCGTTAAAACATGCTTAATTTGAAAGAATCCCTAGGTAATAGGAACCTATGACGAATAGGCTCTGAAAGATTTTTGCCAGACTAGGAGACAGAGATACAGAATAGGCGCCAAAAATAACACTTTTTGGCCGACTTGCTCGGAGTCGCTCTTCGCCCTGGCGCCGAAACGCGTGTTAATTTTTCATGGGTCAAATGTTACATTGTAATTTATTAACCCCCTTTCCTTACACCGCCCATGGCAAAAAGTATGACAGGCAGTTTTTACCTAACAGCAGTTGCAACAATAGCAGCAGCAGCAACAACTGGTAATCGCGTTCAAGCAACAATTGATACGGGTGCATATGTGAATGTACCAACAGGACAGGCAATAGCAATCGACCAAGTAGATTTCATCTACCAGAACGACACGGATTTTGACGGCAATCCCCAGGGATTATGTCTCGCAGATGGCGCAGTTGGGATTCAACTAACTGATCTAAATCCCGACACCGCTTTCATACGTGCGGATGACCAATCACTAATAGCATCAGGAACCATGGCAATCGATTTCACAAACAATGTGGCTTCTCATGTTAGCGACCTCTATCCAGACAATTTCGGCTCACTTTCTGAAGCCTTCATGGTCGTCAACGATACCCTCTATTTAGTGGGCGGTTGGGATGGCGCAGGTAATGTTGGCGGAGCAGGAATAAATATTTGCGCTAGAATTCGATGTAGAGTAGTCAAATTATCACAGAAGGACTGGATGGCAATTGCAATTCAGGCTACTGCTAGTGACAATTGAGGCGGTCTAATGTCTGACTGGGAACGAGGATATGACGCCGGATATCGAGCCGCTTTGGGGACTGCCCGCCGTGATATTGGCAGCGAGCTTGGAATGGCTCCGAAGACAAAGAAAAAGCGCAAGGCTTCTGCGTATTCTAAACGGTATGGAGCAGCCTTCCGCCGGTTCAAAAAGAAGCATCCTCGAATGTCTTTTTCGGCTCTCTCTAAAAAAGCACACAAAGATGCGAGGGGAAAGTGATGGCGAAGAGTAAAGCCACAGCAGTGAACGCTCTTTCAGGTCGAAGATTGATGACCAAAGAGATCATGAACTATCTTTTCGAGATGGGTTCACCTGCTGCTCTATGGACTAAGGAAAAGAAT